CGGTCGTGAGCTGCTTTGAGTCGCCTGGAACCATTAGCGTAGCAAGCGACTCTGGCACCGCCTCCTACACCCTCGTTCTCTACGGGACGTGAGCCATGCTTGCATCCGGCATCATGGACCAGAAGGCTGTTATCCAGACACCGACTGAGACGACCAACAGCATCGGTGAGCCGACGCTGACGTACTCGGAGTTTGCAACTCGGTGGATCGCCGTGCTGCCGCTGTCGGGGGCCGAGCGGGTCGCCAGCCTGCAGACCGAGGGCACAGTGACGCATCGCGTGCGGATGCGGTATACGCCTGGTCTGCTGCCCAAGATGCGGATCGTGAGCGAAGGCCGGATGTTTGAGATTGACTCGGTGGTGGAGCGTGGCCGTCGAGTCGAGCACGAGCTGCTTGTCACGGAGAAGCTGGACTGATGGACCGTATCGTCGCCAGCGTCGAGGGCGTTGAGGATGTGCTCCGCCGGTTCACTGCCCTCTCAAAGAGCGTGCAGAAAAAGTACCTCGGCAGCAGCGTCCGAGAGGTCGTCAAGTCTGTCGTGCCGGAAGTGAAGGCCCTGACGCCCAAGGGGCCGACCGGCAACCTGCGCCGCAGCGTAGGGCTCAAGCTTGAGAAAAAGAAGACAACGACAGCCGTGGGTCTCGTCGGGTATCGCCGGGCTGTTGGCGGTAGCAATCGCGAGCTCGGCTTCCACGCCTGGTGGGTTGAGCACGGAGTTCGAGACCGCTACCCGACAAAGTTGGCCCTGCAGGTGCCGATGAGTCGGGCAAAGAAGTACCCCTACCTCAAAGGTAGCGTGGCCATGATTGGCGGCGGGGAAGGCGGCAGCATCTACTTCCGCAGCGTCCGCGGATTTGTCGGGAGCGGCAAGTTCGGCCGATGGGCTGACGCCAATCTGCCGCGGCTCAAAGACCGGCTGGTCGGCAAGCTGGAAGACAACGTCGGCAAGGCCATCGCCGAGCAGGAACGCCGGGACATCCGCCGGATTCACGGGGGCCGCTGATGCCTAGTGTGACGCACATCGACGAGGCGTTGCGGCAACTTCTAGCCGCCGATGCCGATGTCACCATGCAGGCCGGCAACCGGATCTACCAAGTCCAGGCCCCGCAGGGCACGGCCCTGCCGTGCATCGTCTTCGGCCGAGACACGCAACTGAAAGACCCGTTCACTGACCTGCTGCGGAGCAACTCGCTCATCCGTGCCACGTACACGGTCAGCTGCATCTCCGACAACCTGCTCGAGGTGCGAAACCTGACCCGTGCCGCCAAGGCAGCCCTACAATACAAGACGACGGACATCATCCGGCTGGCCATTGTCAGGAGCGACGACGACCAGCAGGAGCCCTCGCCCGGCGGGGAGCAGCTGCCCGTCTACCGCACGGATTTGTCGGTCGAGATTACCTACAGCGAACCCTGAGCAAGGAGGCTCAGACTATGGCTCACGACATCGGACAGGGCACCTACGTCACGTTTGGCACTATCGTCGGGAATGCCGCGACGCACTACAAGGTCAACAACGTGTCTTTGGGCGGGGTGGAGCGTGACGTCGTTGACGCATCGCACCTGCTGACGAGCGGCGGCAAAGAGTACATCGCCAGCGAATACTACGACCCTGGTGAGCTCACGCTGGAGATTCACCACGACCCGTCACTCAACCCTGTCAATCTGCTGACCAACGTCGGCACCGCCCAGGTCGTCAGCATCGTGTTTGCCAACGGCGGCACGTCGACGGCGGTCTGGTCGTCCTACGGCTACGCCCAGAGCTTTGAAGCGTCTGCGCCCAAGGACGACATGATGACGGGATCGCTGACCATCAAGCTGAGCGGCAACATCAGCATCTGATAGCACGGAGGCGCGGATGGCACTGACACGGGAGCAACTCAAAGCCAAACGAGGAGTGCGGCAGCGAGTAGCTGTAGACATTCCAGACTTTGGCACGGTCTACGTGGCCAAGATGACGGCCAGGGACCGCGACGAGTTTGAGTTCATCGTGACCGGCGGCAGCCCGACCGGCAAGGTCAACACTCGCAACGTGCGGGCGAAGTTCCTGGCCCTGGTGCTCGTCAATGAGGACGGGACCAAGATGTGCGAGGACGAAGACGCCGAGTGGATTGGCGAGCTCGACACGGATGTCGTGCAGGCGATCGTGGAGGCTGGCTTTAAGCTCAACGGCATTGGCTCAGACACCCTCGAGGAAACAGTAAAAAACTAGAACGCCGTCCGGTCTTGCTGTTCCTCTATCGGCTGGCTTTGCAGCTGGGCATCTGGAACGTCGAAGATCCGGGCGGCTTGGCCGAGACCATGAGCGTCGAACAACTCTACGGCTGGATGGCTGCTTACCAGTTGATGCCGTGGGGAGACGAGTGGCTCAGAGACGCTGTCGGAATGTCGCAGATGTTCAACGCTCACCGCCCCAAAGGCAAGCCACCGATGAGCCCGTACGACTTCATGCCGGTCGGCAAGAGGGAACAAAGCCCTGACGAGATGTGGCGGATTCTGCAGTCTGCCAAGAGGTAAGCCATGGCAGCCCGCAACTTCGGCCGCGTCAACGTCTCCATCAGTGCCAGCACAGGCGGACTGACTCGCGGGCTCGGCAACGCATCAAAGCAGATGCGGGGCTTTAAGGCCCAGACGACAAGCCTGACGTCAACGCTGCAAAACTCGGCAGCCGGTTTCGTCGGATTGGGTCGCGGGGCATCTGTCGCAGCAATCGGCATTCGTGCCGTGGGCATGGCTATCAAGGCGTTGCTCGGGCCGCTGCTGATCCTCACCTCGCTGGTGAGCATCTTTGCTGCCATCGGCAGGGCCGCAAAAAGCCTAGACGAGACAGCCAAGCTTGCCCGACGTCTGGGGATGTCGGCGAGCAGTATTCAGGCATTCTCGACGGTCGCCTCTGAGGCCGGCGTGTCGAGCGAGCGTCTCAACGTCATGCTGACGTTCATGAGCCGGCAACTGGGGCAACTGGCCCAGGGCAATGCTCAGGCAGTAAAAGCCTTCGGCATGCTCGGGTTGACGATGGCTGACTTGCAGGGCTTGTCGCCAGAAGAACAGTTCACGCTCATCTCGCAACGCATCCAGGCATTGCCTAATCAGTCGCAGCGGGCTGCCGTTGCCATGATGCTCTTCGGCCGCAGTGGTGCCGAGGGTCTCAACTTCATCGCGGCCGCCGCCGGCGGTGCTGTGACAGAGATGACCAAGCTGCAGGACCAACTGGGCGTCTCGATGACGGATCAGCAGGTGGCCGGCATCGAGATGATGAACGACGCCTTGGCTCGCACGAGCATGGTCTTTGAAGGGTTCATCAACCAGTTCTTGGCTGGCTTGGCCCCTGCTGTGGCCACGGTGGCCAATCTGTTCGTATCTTTCTTCGCGGACACCAACGGCGGGTTTAGCATTGCTGACGCACTAGCCCAGACGTTGACCGGCACTATCCGTGGGCTCGCTGCCGCGGTGACGTTCCTGTACGGCGCATTCCAAGTGTTGTCCTCGTTTGTCGCCGTATTCATCCAGGGAGCACTCAAGGCGTTTGAGTCTGTCACCTGGGCTTTGGAGCAGTTGATCGGGTCCATGCGGGCTGTCGCCGAGTCCCTCCCAGGCATGGGCGGTGTGGCTGACTCGCTTCGAGACGCTGAGAACGCTCTCGGGCAGCTGTCGTCTGGAGCGGGCAGCGAGGCGGCTATTTGGGGCCAAGCGGCGGCTGACAACTTTGAGAATGGCCTCGCCAACATGGCCAACCCGTTCGGGGCATTCGACGCAGAGTTTGCCAGCGTCACGCAGCAGATGCAGGAGGCCGGGGCGGCTGCCGGTGCCGCTGCAGGCGAGGAGGCTGGCGGCGAGATTGCCGCGGCTATCGGTGCCAGCAGCAAAGACCTCAAGGCGATTGTCGCCGGAACCAGTGCTGGCGAGGCATTCCGAAACAGCATTCTCCGAGGTGCAGACCCGCGGCTCGAGGGTGACAAGAACCAAGAGCGGACGGCTGACGCCACGGAGCGGACAGCCGATGCCGTTGAGGAGCTCGCTGCCACTCAGGGCGGGGGCCTTGGCCTCGCATCCATCACGGTGTAGCCATGGCCATTACAGACGTTCGTATCCTGCGGTCGCTGAAGATCAGCGAGTCAAAGAGCGACAAGCAGACGATCCAGTATTCAGCCACGCAGCAGCTGCTGTTCCTTGCGGACACCAAAGACCCGCCCTTCAACGAGGTCTTGGAGAACGAGGCTGTCTGGCCGAATCTTGGCAACGACAAGGTTCCGCAGATTGACGACGAGACGGTCGTCAAGGGCGTCACGCTGTACGTGACAAGCCGCGACGTTGAATACTTCCAGGACAACGAGCGGGCCGTCGTCATGACGATCCGCTACGATGCCAAAGACCCAGACACGGAAGGGGACGGCTCAGATACCCCGAGCGGGACTGAGGCGTCTACGTGGAAAAAGATTGCGATCTCAACCACGCAAATGACCAAGCCGGCCATCGGCTGGCCAAGCCGCGGGGCTGTGCCTAACGAGAACGCAGACGACGACGGCAACGGTGCACAGAACTCTGCAGGAGACCCTGTCGACGGTCTTGAAGAGGACGTCGCCATGGTCAAGTACACCTACACCAACACGCAGGTGACAAACCCTGACTTCAGTGAGTTGAACCGATACACCAACCGCTGCAATGCCGGCCAGTTCTTGGGTGCCGATGACTACACCGTGCGGATGATGGGGTGGAGCGGCGAGTACGACCAGCGAAATAATGTGTGGTCCATCTCTGTTGAGTTCCTGTTCAATCCTGACGGGTGGCAGATTGAATACTTCGACGTCGGGTTCAACGAGATTATCGGCACTGAACGGAAAGCCATCCTGGACAAGGCCGGAAATCCCGTCAGCAAGCCTGTGCCACTCGACGGAGGCGGGCAAGCACAAACCATCAACGGGTCGCCGAGCGGCGATGACAAACCGACCGCCCCGGTGACGCTTGAGATGTATCCTTACAAGATCGCCAATCTATCGCAGTTGTTTGCTAACTGCGGCATCTAGGAGCAGCCATGGCTAACGAGATCAGTCTTGCCCTTTCCCTCCGAGTCTCCAACGGCAACGCAGACGAGTCGTTTGCAGCGACCGGCTTGAGGTTCGACCAAACCACTCAGGGCTCAGCAGGCGGCATCATCGAGATCGGCACGTCGGCTGAGACGATTGCTCTCGGCGACGTCACGACCGCAGGCTTTGCAGCGTTCCGCAACTTGTCGACGGCGACGGCCGGCACGGCATACATCGCCATCGGCTCCTACGACGGAACTAACGTGCAGGAACTAGTCGCCCTGCGTCGAGGGCAGCCTGCAGTGCTGCCGCTGGTGTCGGATGTCACGCTGGCTGCCAAGTCCTACGGCGAAGCGTTGCCGCTGCGATACGTGATCTTCTCGGAGTAAGTCGTGGCTGCCTACGGATTCTCTGAGGGCGACGCCAAGCGTATCGGCCGTGCCGTGCGGCGCGTTGAGCGTAACGACTTCCGCATCAAGCTCGGCGGGCCGAATGACCAGGGGGCGGCCCCCGGCGTCCGGCTGCTGCTGGCAAAGCACTCGGGTACGAGCTGGCCGACTGAGTCGACGGCAGTCGTCACAATCTACAACGGCGAGCCCGGCAGCGTGGCGTCTGCCCTTACGGTTGTCGCCTACAACCACTACATCGAGTTTGGCACGGATACCGCCTGCACAAATCGCTGGGTAGCCCTCGGGCACAACGGCTTCGGGTGGGTGCCTGTCGACTCGCAGAGCGACTGCGGAACGTGCGTGAGCGAGGCTGCCGGCTTCGACTTCCGCACGCTGCCGGGATACCAGAAAACCACAGAGCAGGTTCTCGGCCACGACGGGGGCGGCTGCATCAAGTGGTTTGACACGACCACCTGCGCGACGACATGACGCTCATCACGATGCAAGACGGCAGCATCGTGCTGCACGAGGGCAAGGTCGGCACGGAGCAGGCGTGCTGCTGCGAGCAGGGGTGTTGCGAGTTTGTGACGTGGCATCGAGTTCACGGTGCCTGCAATGACCTAGCCGACGACTATGTGGTTGTGGCAACTAACGATGAGTGCTACGCAGAATACACCTGGGAAGATTGGGATTGCCAGAACCCATTAGTTGGCCGCGACTGCGGAGCTGGTGACCAGTGCAACATTTACGCGCGAGTAAAAGTCACCGGCAACACTGCGGGAACTATTGAGTATTTGCAATCGACTAGCCCAGACGTTTGGGGCACGAGTTTTCCTGGTGGTTTTTGCGATTGCCCGAATTCTGCAGGGAGTCTTTCCGTAGCTTGCGGCGATAATCGTCCTTGCTGCGTCGAGAGATGGACATCAGACAATCCAGGTGATCCCTGCCCGGCTGGCTATACGTTTCTGAACACAACGCCGGCTGGTCTCACAAACTGTTACAAGCAAACTCGGATTGAGAGCGCAGAAGAATGCTCACTTGACGGAAGTTTCACGCCGAATCCCCCGGCCACTGGCGTCTATTCCTGGGGCGTTGAGCCCTGCTACGAAAATCCGCTTCCATGATTCAATGCCGCATTTCTCACCTAGAGGCCCGCTGCCGAGAACGTGGCTACACGCTAGAGCAGGTCAAGGGCTGCATAGTAAGCCGCGAAGGTGACCAGATCATTGTCGACGAGACGCACGCCGACTATCCGCACGCCAAGCCCGGCCTAGGCGACATGGTAGCTTCCGGGCTTTCTGCCGTCGGCATCACCAAAGAGCGTGTCAGCAAGGCTCTCGGCAAGCCCTGCGGCTGTGCCAAGAGGCAAGCCAAACTCAACGAGCTCGGCCGCCGGTTCGGCATCGGTTGACAAGTGCTCCACACTACGGGCGAGAGGACAGCCCGTGGCAAAGGACCATCAAGTCACGATAGACGGCCGACGCTGGCTGCTGCGGTTTACCCGGCTCCGCGGCGGTGCCTGGGGCTGGACGTACTGGGACGATACGCGGCCCAAGATCCTCATCGACGACCGGCTCAAGGGTGGCGGAAAGCTCGAGACCATCGTCCATGAACTGCTGCATGCGAGCCTGGGGCCAACCGTGAGCGAGTCAGCCGTCACCGAGGCGGCGAAGGTGGTGCGACGCACACTCTGGAGCCTTGGGTACCGTGAAGAACATTGACGACCCATGCGAGGACTGGGACGAGGACGAGGAGCATGCCAACCCGGTGCCCGACTGGGAAGGCAAGATCCGACTGGCGGTGATTCGGCGGGCTTCCAACAACCGGCCAGGGTTTGTCCCGTGGTATCGCCGGATGCCAGACGAGGTGCAACGAGAACTCGACACTCTGCGGCAGGAGTGGCGAGACGGCAGCACGGGATTGCAAAAGCGTGCCATGGCCAGGGCCATCGTCGCCGAGTTGCGTGATCGCGGGCTGCCTGTCTGCGGCGTACAGGGAGTAGAGCATTGGCTCGACGCAAGCGACCACTGACGCAGGCCGTGATTGAGCGAGCTGCCAGCGAGGCACCGCCGGCCACGGCCGAGCAGGTGACCGAGCGGCGTGAGGGCAACACGCTCGAGGCTAGGTCAACGAGCCGGCGGATCAAGACCGTCGACGATCTGCTTGCCCACATCGAGGCAGACATGAGCCGCTACGAGGTGGCCGCCAGCGAGGCCACCAAGTGGGAGGTCGGCTGCTCTGACGGCCAGGGCGGCACGACCGTCACGGAACTGCATCGCGTCTTCGTGCGACTGCGGCCCAAGGCTGGCCCCAACATCACCGAGGCAGTCGAGTCGATGATTGCGGCGGCCACCAAGGACATCCGCCGGCCAGCTGCAAAGAGTCACGGGAAGGCAAAGCCTGGG